CATACTGTTAATCGCGTCATCCTGGACGCAACACATCAGAACCGCATTATTGCAGAGCTGGTTATTCCTCCAGAAACGGGCGGATTCTGGATCCGGGAAATTGGTGTATTTGATGAGCACGGCGATTTAATCGCGGTGGGCAATACTGCCGAAAGTTACAAGCCAGCCGTTGCCGAAGGGTCCGGACGTGCACAAACATTTCGCACCATTCTGACCGTATCCAGCACTGCCACTGTGGCGCTTACCGTGGATAACACCATGGTGATGGCCACAGTGGATTACGTGGATAACAAACTGAAAGAGCATGAACAGTCACGACGTCACCCGGATGCCTCGCTGACCGCAAAAGGCTTTGTTCAACTCAGTAGCGCCACTAACAGCGATTCTGAAACGCTGGCGGCAACGCCAAAAGCAGTTAAGGCCGCGTATGACCTGGCTAACGGGAAATACACCGCACAGGATGCAACGACAGCACAGAAAGGGATAGTTCAGCTCAGCAGCGCGACCAACAGCACATCTGAAATGCTGGCGGCAACGCCAAAGTCGGTAAAGGCAGCCTATGACCTTGCTAACGGGAAATATACCGCTCAGGACGCTACGACAGCACAAAAAGGATTGTCCAGCTCAGTAGTGCAACCAACAGCGCATCTGAAACGCTTGCCGCGACACCGAAAGCAGTGAAAGCAGCTAATGATAATGCGAATGGTCGGGTACCTTCTGCCCGTAAGGTGAATGGTAAGGCGCTTTCAGCGGATATAACACTGACGCCGAAAGATATTGGTACGCTTAACTCAACAACAATGTCATTCAGCGGTGGTGCTGGTTGGTTCAAATTAGCAACGGTAACCATGCCACAGGCGAGTTCTGTTGTTTCAATTACGTTGATTGGTGGCGCGGGATTTAACGTGGGGTCACCTCAACAGGCAGGTATATCTGAACTTGTTTTGCGTGCAGGTAATGGTAATCCGAAGGGGATTACTGGTGCTTTATGGCAGCGCACATCGACAGGGTTTACAAATTTTGCCTGGGTCAATACATCTGGTGATACTTACGATATTTACGTTGCAATCGGAAATTATGCGACTGGTGTAAATATTCAATGGGATTATACCAGTAATGCCAGCGTGACTATTCATACGTCACCAGCATATTCTGCTAATAAGCCGGAAGGGTTAACGGACGGTACAGTTTATTCACTCTATACGCCATCAGAGCAGTTTTATCCGCCTGGCGCACCAATCCCGTGGCCATCAGATACCGTTCCGTCTGGTTATGCCCTGATGCAGGGGCAGACTTTTGACAAATCTGCTTACCCGAAACTTGCAGTTGCTTATCCGTCAGGCGTGATCCCTGATATGCGTGGCTGGACGATTAAGGGCAAGCCCGCCAGTGGTCGTGCCGTATTGTCTCAGGAACAGGACGGCATTAAATCGCACACCCACAGCGCCAGCGCATCCAGTACGGATTTGGGGACGAAAACCACATCGTCGTTTGATTACGGTACTAAAACGACCAGTTCATTTGATTACGGCACAAAAACCACAAATAGCGCAGGAGCTCATTCACACAATATACCTGTTGGTCACACTGGCGCGGGGAATGGTGTATCAGCCGGTTATAACGCTGCGTTAGGTACTGGTACCACGTCGAGCGCAGGAGGGCATGCTCACAATGTATATATTGGTGCCCATAACCACACTATCGGCATTGGTGCTCATGCCCATTCTGTCATTATTGGTCCCCACGGACACACCATCACCGTTAATGCTACGGGGAACGCAGAAAACACCGTAAAAAACATCGCATTTAACTATATTGTGAGGCTTGCATAATGACATTCAGAATGAGTGAACAATCACGGACCATAAAAATTTATAATCTGCTGGTCGGAACCAATGAATTTATTGGTGAAGGTGATGCATACATTCCACCTCATACAGGTCTGCCTGCAAATAGTACTGATATTGCTCCGCCAGATATTCCAGCTGGCTTCGTGGCTGTTTTCAACAGTGATGGGGCGTCCTGGCATCTCGTTGAAGATCATCGTGGTAAAACGGTTTATGACGTGGCTTCCGGCGACGCGTTATTTATTTCTGAACTCGGTCCGTTACCGGAAAATGTCACCTGGTTGTCGCCGGAAGGGGAATATCAGAAGTGGAACGGCATAGCCTGGGTGAAGGATACGGAAGCAGAAAAAGTGTTCCGGATACGGGAGGCGGAAGAAACAAAAAACAGCCTCATGCAGGTAGCCAGTGAGCATATTTCGCCACTTCAAGATGCCGTAGATTTGAATATTGCAACAGAGGAAGAAACATCGTTACTGGTGGCATGGAAGAAGTATCGAGTGCTGCTGAACCGTGTTGATACATCAAGAGCACCGGATATTGAGTGGCCAGCTTCCCCAGTGGAATCAAGGAGTAAACAAGCATAAAGGCTTTCATTTCAAACCATTGTAGTCCAGTTTTTTGTATAGTACCCTGCTCATTACGGATGACATGTGTGATTTGGAATTTCAGGGTACCATTATGAATGTTATTTCATCGTTAAAACAGCTTAACAGACAGCGAAATATTAAAACAAAAAAGATAAAGACGAAGGCCAGACTGGCATTTCTAAAAATGCGATACAGAAGGAAAACATCATTACAGCCGGATAGTTATAAAACAGTGTGCATTTTCATGCACATGCAAGCCATTGGTGACGGCATCGTTACCTCAGGGTTTATTAAACAACTTCAAAAATCCGGTATGGTGGTATATGTGATAGCACCTTCAAGAGTATCATTCCTCTTTACTGACATTGTTGGCGTGGATGCCTTTATATCTTACGAGAAAAATAAATTTAACGAACTAAAAGCAAAGATAAAAAAACTGAATGTAGATCTTGTTGTTGACTTCTCAAATTTTGATAACACAGCGATAACCAGATTGCAAACACTACATTTACTTAGACCTAAACACTCTATCTGTTTTAATCATCCTGCCGTAACTATTTTTGATACAAATATAATCGATAATCGTTCCATTCACACATCTGAAAGAATGAAAAAAGTTTTATCTTTACTAAAGATAAAAAATAATAATTATGCTGCAGCGCTTAATTTTGACAACAAAATATATGAACCAGCAAATATTGTTGCAAATGAATTCAGGAAAAAAACAAAAATTAGTTATATTTAACCCTTATGGCTCTCAGAATAGCAGAACCTTATCTGATGAACAGATAAAAAAAGTACTAGCTTACCTTAATAACCTTAAGGGATATCACACAATAGTTTTTAATATGGGAAAACAGATTAATCACAATGGATTGGATAATGTGTCTCTATCTCCATTTTCTGATGCCGGATGTTCATTTGCATTGGTTCGCCATGCTGATTTTGTTATAACTGTAGATACTGCCATTGTACATTTAGCCAGTGCATTAAACATTAGACAATACTGTATATATAATAACAGAATGCATGAAGGAAAATTCGAAAATAATATTGTGTGGGGGCCAAACAGCAAATTAGCGACTCAACTCACCACATCCGAACATCTAAGGTCTGAAGGGGGCGACGATATGCATAAATTCGACATAATGATCTTAATTAATGCTATCAAACAAGATTTGACAAACGATATACCGAATTACCACTCGGATTTAGGTTGTAAAAATAGTTCCAGAAACCCAGAATTAGAAAGTAGCAATTCTTTATAAAGTAGAAACCTCAACAGTTTTATCAGGACCTACGATATATTATATAACAACAAGCCGCCCATTACCCAATATGAGGGTATTGGCGGCAATGTAAAATCAGAACAGTCCTTTAACTGAACTGGCCGCGCTGTTAAGAGATGATGTCACCTTATCTTTGAAGCCGGACAGCATATCGCTGAACGATGAGGATTGCAGGCGCTCCCGCAAATCCTCATCACAGCGTTCAAGGGTCAGTGAAAATTCTATCTTTTTCGCCTTACCGTAGCGATCAAACTCGGAACGGGTCGTATTCGTTCCGGTCAGGACATACATGCCGTAAATCTGCCCGACACCATCAATCAAAGGCCAGGGTCGTCCTGTATACGCCTGCGTGGTCAGCAGCGACAGCGACACTTCGCCACCTGTAATTTCAGGATAAAGCACACCAGAAAGCACGATGCGATCATCACCTGCACCGATATACTGCCAGCTTGCTGAACGGTTAACGCGTTCATTTTTCACATGCCGCCAGCTTTTGTTTTGCTGTAACTGCTGATGCGGCAGCGTGCGCAGCTCAAAAACAAACATGCCGTAGATCATCATCATGGCCATGACTCCTCAATCTTTATCGTAAAAACTTCCACGCCCGGCACGGGCGCGCCGTTCCATTTCTGCCCTGATCATTTCACCGACCAGTTTCGCCAGTTCGCGGGGATTCTGCGTAACAACGTTATGCAGATGAACATGAATTTCACCACCAAATCCGGAGGCAACAGGCTCCCGGTTACGGAAAGTTGCAGGAACTGATGCCACTGGCGATCGTATGGCCTCCGCCACCGGGCGGGAGCTGGCCGCAACAACAGGGACCAGCGCCGGAGGCAGCGGAGCCGGAACTACGGGTGTGATATTAATTGCGGGGGCAGGCTTACTGACCTGCGCAATCTTCCGCTCCTGCCACTCCCCACGAACAGCAAGTGCGCGGGGCAGGTTCTTAAAGACAATATCGCCGGGGCCAATGCGTTTTTTCGTCTCATCAACCAGCTTACCTGTGTTATCAGCAATTTTGCTGAGTCTGCGTAGCGTCCCGGTATTGCTGTCTGTGAGCGGTTTGTTGTCTTTGGGCTTATCACCTCCGGTGCCATTGCCATTTTCCACAGGCTTCGGCGGATTGATTTTCGCCAGGTCCCCCTGAAGCAAGGCAACCTTGTCCTGAAGAATGGCCGCACGCTGTGCGTCTTCG